TAAAGTTAGAAAAGACTTTGTTAAGTGTTATTTCTTTTATCCTATTTCTATTTTTAATTGGATATACACGAGTAATACTATCGAATTAACTGATGTTACTGTTAAGTTAGTTGTAGAGGTTTACAAAGATTTACAAAAAGACTATGATCGAAAGTATAACATTTGAAGAAGGTGTTTTTAATAACATTTACCACGAAATAGATGAGGTATTTAACAATAACGATGTTAGATACCTTTTTGTATATGGTGGCTCTTCGGCTTCAAAGACTTACTCATACGTTCAAAGGACTATTGTTTATATGCTTGAGGGTAAAGATAATAATTCTTTAATATTTCGTAAGTACTCAACAGATATTGAGGGTTCGATATTTCAAGACTTTAAAACAATTATAGAAGATTGGGATTTAACCGAGTACTTTAAAATACAAAAGCACTACATTGAGTGTACTTTAACAGGTTCTTATGTTAGATTTAAGGGATTGGATGACAGCGAAAAGATAAAAGGCTTATCTGGTATAAAAAAAATATGCCTTGAAGAGTTTAGTCAATTTGATTTAGCCGACTACAAGCAAGTAAAGAAGCGACTACGTGGTTCAGTAGGTCAGCAGATTATAGGAATATTTAACCCAGTATCCGAAATGTCTTTTATTAAGTTGGATATATTTGACAATGAGACCCTAATAGATAAGCCGTCAAAGATAACAAGTAAGCAAGTAAATATATTAGGTGATATGGTAGTTCTTAGAACTTGCTACCTTGATAATATTTGGATTGTTGGCGACGGCAAAGGTGGGGGTTTTATTGACAAGCACGTAATAGCCGACTTTGAAAAAGACAAGGCACTTGATGTAAACTATTATAACATTTACGCATTAGGTAACTGGGGTAAACTTAGAACAGGTGGCGAGTTCTTTAAACAATTTAAATCAGATAATCACGTAGGGAATTTTGAGTACAATGAGATGATACCGCTACATATTTCATTTGATGAGAATGTACTCCCTTATCTTACTTGTAACGTGTTTCAAGTTCAGAATGGCAATGTAAGGCAGATAGATGAGATAATGCTGAAAGACCCGTTAAACACTTTAAAAGACACGTGCGATGAGTTCTTAAAAAGGTATGACAACAACATACAAGGCTTATTCATTTACGGCGATGCAACAAGTAAGAAGCAAGATACTAAACTACAAAAAGGGCAAAACTTTTATTTATTAATTAAGGGTTATTTGTCTAAAATGAAACCAATTTTTAGAGTACCACGTTCAAACCCAAGTGTATTAATGTCAAGAAACTTTGTAAATGATATATTTGCTGGTGAGGTTGAGGGCGTTACATTTGGAGTAGATAGTAAATGCCGTAACTCTATAAATGATTATCAGTATTGTACGGAAGATGAAGAGGGCAAAGTAAATAAAAAAGTAATAAGAGATAAGGTTACTGGGTTAAGTTGGCAGGAGTTCGGTCACGCATCAGACACATTGAGATACATTCTTTGTGCGATGTTCCAAGATAAGTATAAACACTTTCAAAGAGGGAAATAATATGATATTTGGGATAAGTTTAAGGAAGTTTGAAATGCTTAAAGTAAAAGACTTTGAGGATTTAGATATTATTAGTAAATGGCAGTTTGGTAGAAAACTAAAAAGAATTTTTAAAACCAAACAAATAAAAGATTTAACATTTAGTGATTTTGTAGATTGCGAGAATTATTTAGAAAGTGAACAATTTTATAATTTTTCTCGTATATTTGTAAAGAAATACTTTTGGCAAACTATTTACATAAATGAACTTGAATGTATTTTAAAAGAATATTCAAGCCAAAAAGATAAGTTAGTTGAGGAAAATGATTTTATATTCAATGCTCCGCAATATGGAGAGCCTGTAAAGGAAACAATAGGAAGCGAATTAAGAAAGGAATTTGTTCAAAGGTACGGAAACTATGTTGTATTAATGGACGTACTGTGTAAGGGAGATTTTACAAGGTTTAAAGAAGTAGAACAATGGAAAGTAGAAGAGTTCTTTTTTTGGGCAAACTATTTAACAGGTCAAAAGATAGTAGAAAAAGTAAAGTAATATGGCAAACCAATTAAGTAATATTTTAAATTACACGGTATCAGTTTTCAACTCGATGCCTTTAGTTAACACAATTGTAATTAAAGATGACGATGTAGTGGATGTAGAAAAAGAAAATGTTTACCCTTTGGTATCGATTAACCTCGTTCCTTCTCCAGCCCCTGTTTCAGATTTGAGAGAGTATAAGTTACAAATTGAAGTACTTAACCAAAGAGATGACAGAAAAATAGCGACACCGAGTAAATTAATGAGTGACACTAATTACATAGATAATGTTACTATTTGTGATACAATAGCGAATAATTTTATTTTAGAGATTATGAAATTACACAACGAGTTCGATATAATGCTGGACCAGGAAGATATATCAGATTTTACATTTAAAAGAAAAGACGAACGTAATGCCCTTGACGGAGTTATGTTTGAAGTAATACTATACACACACCAAAATAATATATAATGAGAGTATATCAAGTTAAGAACAAGAAAGAAACTTTAATAGTTGCAGCGCACAACCCCGCACAAGCATTGCAAGTAAGTAAGTTTAAGGCAGCAGAAGTAAGTGAGGTTAATATTAAAGAGCCTGTAATTATTTCAAATGGCTAATTACACAGTAGGCGAATTAAAAACTATTGTGCGTGATGTTGTACGTGAAGCAAAGTCGCAAGCACGTGTTGAAACGGGTTATTTAAAACGTTCTATTCGTGGCGATGTAATAGGCAGGAATAATAGTTTAGAGTTTAGGCAAGTAGTGTACGGTGTTTATAACCAAAACTCGAAACTTGTAGAGATTGCTGAACGAATGATACCAGACGATATACAATGGAAAGTAGTGCTTGAAGATGAGGAAGGGAACGAAACACAAGCGACTGGAATAACAAGAACAGGCAGAAGGATTAGCCGTTCAAGTATAAGTAGTTTAATCGGTGGGACAACAAAGATAAAAGCATTAATAGATAGTCTACGTGGCAAAAAGAAAAACGATACAGGAGAGGGAAACGGAGGAATTGATTAAGAAATCCTTAAACGAATTAGGTCGTAAGGTTACTATTATGGCTGGGCGTAGATCTAAAGTATCTGACTTAAATAAGTTACACCTAAGGGATAGTGGGAATTATAGAGTGAAGCCTTTTGATACTTTGATTGTCTCGCAAGTGTTTTACGGAAAGTACAACACACCAAAAGGACAAGCAACGCCAAAGAATAGAGAAAACCTAAAGAACACAGCGTTAACTAATTCAGTAGATGAATTTGTACCAGAAGCGACTAAGGTTATTGTAAAAAATATGTTATCTTTGTTAACGAGTCCAATAATAAAGAAATGATAAACTTTCAATACATGACTATAATAGAGCCTTTTAATTTAAGGGCAAACTTTAGTAGTGATGAAGATTTTATTGCATGGCTTGAAACTGGAACTATAAAAGATTTAGAATGTACATTACATGCTTTTTGTGAAGAAGAAATGTACGAAGATTGTATAATAATTAAAAACACCCTTGTGAAGATGCAAGGCGCAAAAGATGCCATTAACAACACCGACACTAACTAATATTAGCACTAAAGGTCAATTCTTTTTTGCTGAGTCTCCGATACATTTTAACTTTCAAAATGAGTTAGCCGATGTTAATATTCAAAAAGTAACAGTGGAGGTTTACATTTGGCGCGGCTTTCAAACAGCAGACTTACCAACTACACCCGCTTTAGTATTCAACAATGTTAATAAAGTAAGTCCACAAGATAATTATATCGCTTTGGAGTTCCATAACGAAATTAAATCGTATATTACAAGTTCAAACCTCAATAAAAACAACCCCCAATGGGCGTACAACACTACAGAAAATTCGACTACTGCGGGGGAGGGGGTTTACTTTCATATAGTGTACCAGGTAGATGAGGAAAGTATTAAGCAATTAGGCACATACTTCGCTACAATTGGATACAGATATGATTTTGAACAAAGAGGAGGATTGTATACAACTTATATTGATAGTCCAACATTTAGAAAATACGCTAATCACATAAGATACGATAATCATACATTTAATTTAACTACTATTGCGACTACTTCACACTCAGGTAGTGGTGTTAATGGTATGATTATTAAAACAGAAGTAATCCCAACAGTTAGAGAACCTCAAACAGGTGTATCTTGCTTAGTTGCATACG